CAGCGGCTTTAAGTTCAGCGGGTGTTTTACCCACTTGTTGCACTGCGGCCAACTGAGCTGCCTTTTGAGCTTGCTCACGCTCAAAGAACGGTGTTGGCGTAGTGCGGGCCGCAGATTCACCCATCGCAGAAAACCGAGTGGCTCCCACGGGGGCGGCGGCTTGCGCAGCAGTAGGCAAACTGCCTGGCACAATTTCAGTTTGATTACGAAGCGCGTTGACAATTTCTGGGCCGCGACCTTCTACGGCAGTCAGATACGCTGTGGACTTGGGGTCAAGAGCGTTGTAAACAGCGCCAGCGGCTTTACCAGCCAACTTAAACGGGGCTTCAATCACTGGCGCAATTGGGCGCATGGGGTTAATCATGCTTCCGGCTTTTGTAAGCGCTGCGCCAGTTTGAGTAGCGCCTAGCTTACCAGCTACTGCGCCACCACCTGTCAATAATGTAGACAAGTCAGCCGCAGTGCCCACGGGATCTTCGGCAAATGTGCGTTTAATTGCGTCGTAGCTACCGTATCGATCTTTGTACATGCCGCCAACAGCAGATGCCACTTCGCTTGCACGTTGAGCGGCTGCAGGATCTGCGTCAAACTTATCGATAAAACCCGACACATTCTTGGGCAAAGAGTTGCGCAAAGCACCTGCGCCCATATCAAGAAGACCCGTTAGGGTTTGCAGGGGGCTTGTAACAGCTTGCACCACACCGCTGACAAATTGACCAGCGCTAGCAGGTAGGTTTTTACCGGCCTCAAGTGGCACTTCACCCAGCGAATAACTACGCCGAGGTGCGGGAATCTCGCTAAATGAAGCAGGTGATGCGTATTGGGCAAACGGATTTGCCGCAACCTCTTGCTTAGGTGCGTACTGAGCAAACGGATTGTCAGCCATTTATTTTCCCCCGCTAAGAATTCGACTTGCTGATCCTGCACCAAAAACCGCATCAAACTGCTCAGGACTACCTTTTCCTGATTTTAAATCAGCAAGTGCACCAGCAGGAATGTTCATCACAGATGCAGTTCTACGAGAAGGCACGACAACGGGTTCGGTGCTAATACCTGTACCCTCAAGCGCAGATTTAGGAATCTGTTTAACACGGGTGTTCCAAGATTCTGCGCTCTTTTCAGCAGCCTTGCGAGACAGTCGGGCTAACTCAGCCAATGATTTTGCATCATATGTAAGTTGACCAGCTTTGGCCTTTTCCAAGAAATCTCGGTCGGCATTGGTAAAGCCTTGACCTGCTCCAAGATTTGACGATTTAATTGCGCCCAGAGTTGTTTCAGCCAAAGATGAGACCAAAACTTCAGTATTGCGAATTTTCTCAGCGTCATTACCACCAGCAAGATTAAGAGCTTTGGCCATTTGCAAACGTACATTTGCACCTGTGCCGGTAATAACATTACCAGTTGCCAATAGATCCATAATGCGATCGGCATTTGCCGCCGCAGAAGGTGCGCCTTCGGCAGCGCTTAATTTAGCGGCATCAGCATCGGCAATCAAGCCACCGAATCGCTCACCGTATTTCTTTTCAGTGCTGACGTTAACTGTTGTGCCAGGCGCGTGCGTTGCCAATTTTGCAATTCGTTGTTGATAAATTGCTTTTGCGGCAGGTGATGTTAAGGGGTCGTTAGCTTTAGCGATCAAATCGTCCAACTCTGTTGGCGCGGCATATACCACGTTACCGCCACCGCTAACAATACGACCGCCCACAGTGTGCGTTTTATTCAATTCGGTTAATTGAGCTTTAAGCACGTCTGCCATTGCTTTGGCGCGAGGGTCGCCAGACTGGCTAAACATGATAATTTCACGGCGCAGTTGATCTGCGGTCTTACCAGTAGGCTCTGTCGGCGCAACGCTAGCGGCTAACGCATTCACAGGCGCGGCTTGCGCAGCATTAGGCGCTAAGGCATTTGTAGGTTGCATGCCGTACATGCCAGTGCCCAACATATCCCGAGTTGGCGCGGCTGGCGCAACAGCAGGCTGGCGCATCATTGAAGGCGCAGGCGCGGCAGCAGGCGCGGCTGTAGGTGCAGCGCCAAACAGTTCAGGATAAAGGCTTTTACCGGCACGTTCAAAATCAGCTTGTTCTTTGAGCTTTTTAGTCAGCTCAACACCTTGTTGAAAATATTTAGGTGACTTGAGCATTGTCTTGGCCAACAAGTCCAAATCAGGATTTCCGCCACTTTTCTCAAGTTGACTTTGGAAATCTTTCATTTCCAAACGGTCTTGCTTCAACTGCTCAAGTTGCATTTGCGCCATTTCGTTCTGGCGTTGCGATGCTTGAATCTGCGAAACCTGCGCCATTTGCACCAATGGGTCTGGCAGTTGGAGAGGGCGCACGCCCAGTGCAATAGATGGATCGAGAGCCATAATTGTTCCTTACGCTGGGCCGTATGTAGATTTGCGAATAGCATCAGCCAGATTCTGGCCAGATGAATAATTCAAATAAGAGCTTAACGCATTTGTCAGCGCATTGGTGCTACCAACTTGGCCAGCCGCAGTGGCCGCGCCCGCACCAGTTATATTGCCGCCTGCTTGCGTGCCGTAGTTGCCCGCAGCCGCCGCTTGATTGCTTGCCGCTGCTTGACCACTGGTGAGCAAACTGCCCAAAGGATTTAACTGATTGGCACGGTTTGTTTGGTAGCGATTGAACGCGCTTTGGTATTCTTGCGAACCCATGTCTTGGCCATAGCGTGTGGCCGCTTTTAATGCTCCACCTGAAATCAGACCGCCGCGAGCCGCCGCATTGCGCTCCAAGGCTTTTTGACCCTCAGACAAACGGAAAGCGTAGCCAGGATCAGCCGTAAAGTCGGACATGCCAAAGTCTTTTGCGTATCGGCCATAACCTTCTGCGCCTCTGTTTTGGCTCAAGCCCAACAAATCAAGCAGTCGATTTTGCGCAGTAATACCCGCACCACGGAAAGGCTCTTGCAGACCTTTCTGCTCTTGGTACATCTTGTAGAGCAACGCATTGGCTTCTCTAGCAGCATCAGCTTGTGTTTCAGCTGCGGATTTTGCGGCATTTGCGCCTACTAAACCAGAAACAGCAAGGGCCGCAGGGGTCAATAAAGAAGTTAAGGTAGAGCCTGCACCTGCGCCTGCCGCACCAGCAGCTCCTGCACCTGCGCCTGCACCAGCGCCTGCACCAGCGCCTGCACCGCCTGCGGCTCCTGCTGCCGCACCGCCTGCACCTGCCGCAAGAGCGTTAAGATTTCCACTTGCAGCTGCATCCGCCGCTAGTTTAGCGGCCACGGATTCTGCCGTAATGCCTGCCGCAGCGCCCGTTAAAACACCGCTACCGCCTGTCAAATTAGTAAGTGTAGGCACTGTAGCGCCTGTGGCCAAAGCGTTGCCCAATGTAGTAGCGCCTGCTGTACCACCTGCACCACCCAATGCCAAATCAAGTTGTGCCAATTCCGCTGCGGTCATACCCGCTGTGCCTGCCGTGCCCGCCGCACCAGCCGCTGGGCCTAATAGTCCACCCGCAGCAGCACCACCTACCGCAGCTAAAACTACAGGGTCTTTTAGCATATCTACAAAACCGCCAACAAACGATAAATCTTTTTTAGTTTTTACTGTGTTAACAAGTTCACCAGTAGGGCTAAAAATGTTTACTGGTGTTCCAACAGGAGCTTTATAGTTAACATCGCCATCAGATTTAGATGTTGTAAAAGTCTCAAGAGGGCCAATTTGCTCATCCATCCCAGAACCTGTTGTTCGGTACTGAGGAGCAATAACAGTATCTCCAAGCGTTACTGACATACCAGGAGCAACAGTAGCCGCCACACGGGCCGCAATTTGACCTTCTGGCACGCCAACAATTTTTGACATGTCGGACGGGGAAACACCTAAAGTCTCCATGGCTTTAGCAATACTTGCATCGCTTGCCCCCGGATTACTTGTTAAGTAATCCGTCATCCTTGTTTTTGTAGTATCAAAGGATAAGTCTTTAAAAAAGCCCATTTAAGTCACCTCACGACCGCTGACGCGGATATTGATTGCGCTGGCTGTTCCGGCAATTGTACTGATGAAATCACCAATGCCAAGCACTTGGCCAACAAGTTCTGGGAACGTATAAACCTCAGATGCCTGAAGCGTCTTGGTCTTGGTGATCAAGTTGGTATTACCCGCAGAACCTGCGGTTGTCACCAAGTTCACAGAGATTGTGGCCGCCGTAGCGCTGATGTTGGTGGCAGTAAACTTGTCGATAATGGCAGTCACGCCAGTTGCGGTGTACTGGGTTGTTTGCGAGTTTTCGGCAAATTTTGCGGGTACAAGTACCTTCACTGATACGGTCATGGTTTACTCCAATAATAGGCAATTGTTAGCGGCCTGTTGCATGATGATCCAATTTGTGCCGTCAGACACCATTGTCGCCCAATTTCCTACAACTGCCAAGAGGATTGCGGTGCCTGCGCTGGTGCTGTCAATCGGCACAACATTGCTTGACGCAGACACCAAAGTCTGCGCCTGCATGTTTTTAAAAGTCAAAGTGCGACCAGTATAAGACGATGCGACTGGCAATGTTACTGTGCAAGTCGATCCTGACTTATTGTTTATATACCAAATGTCGCCGTCTGCCACTGTAAAGTCAGCCGTTTCGGTCACTGGCGCGGAAACACCTTGTTTGTTGTTAAACGTATTCCAGTCAGTTGATGTCAGATAACCGTCAGTCGAAGTGTTGGCCGCAGGCATACTAATGTCAGGCGCAATGCCACCAGAAGACACCACGGGGGCCGTGGCTGTTACCGCAACAACAGTTCCAAATGAAACTGGCGGCAAAACATTAAGCGCCTCAATTTGCTTTTGCATTTCAGCCGTTTGAGACACCAAAGCAGAACAGCAATCAACAAGATTAGCATCTTGAATTTGCTTAATCAATTCAGCGCTTGAATCAACCGTTGGCGGTAAGGTTTGCAATTCTTGATTAACCGAAAGCAAAGCCGCTTCATACGAAGCAATTACCGATTCAGAGCTGAACGTAAGCCCAGAATCGTCAACAACGCCTGTGGCAACATTGTTAAGCGACAAGAAAAACAAATACCAAGCGCGGTCAATGTAGCCCGTGCGAGGATCAATCAACGGCACCCGTGGGGGTGTGATCGGCGTTGGCGTAGCGTTAGGGCTAGGCATTCGTTGGACTCAAAAGGAGTTCAGCGCCCATGATGTCAATCTTTACAGGGTCAGTGCCAGAGACTTCGTAAACGCGGTCACGCAACTTTAATGTCATCCCCAAACGCCGCCAGAATACGCGTTTGTAATATTCGCCAATCTTACCAATCGGTGACCAATGCTCATTTGACCAAGTGTGGCCGCCATCGTCTGACCAACGCAGCATGACTTGCGGATCACTGCCTTGGCCTAAATTTAAACCTACACCAGACTCAATGTCCAGTTGCAAGCTATGTTGGGCGGTGCGCTTAAGGTTATTTTGACCAGTCGGTAGCGCGCGCCATGTGCGAAGCCACCGCTGAATGTCATTATTGTCGCTGTAATCAGTTAAATCAAATGCGTAAACATTGCCGTTTTCAAAGTCGCCAATAAGAATTTTGTTGTTAAACGCCATCTGGCAATTGCCACGATGTCGAGTAAACGCGCCGTTGTTCCATCCTGCACGCTCATGCCAGGCTTGAGTTGCTACATCGTAAACCCAAGTGGTATTAGCAGTAGGAAAAACTAGCACATAAAAGCTGTGGCCGTCTTGCTGATATGTGTAGCCGATAGCGTCCGACATATTAGCGTACTGTTGGATTTGCCATTCAACCGCATGAGTTGAGATGCGTTGGCCAGTGTAGCCATTGGCACGGTAAACAATTCCTTGACCACGGCGATCACGGCCAAGCCAAAACAGGCCATTGTCCATCTTGGCTACTGAAAAAGGGGCTGCGCAGCCAAGTTCATTAAACGCACCTTGAATGCGCTGAAGTGGGAAATCTGTTGCGCCAGAGTCGTACCAAACTTCAATTGAGTTTGTACCAAAAGCCCACACCTCGCGGAAGTTGGACACAACGGCAAGCAGGCCGTCAGGCGAACCTTCAGTGCTGGCAAAATCAAGTGGATCAATTGATGTGCCGTCAAGTAGCGAAGTAACCCACAGTTTTTGGCTGTTTGGCTCATTGAACACAAAGTAACCATCCAAATAAGCTACAGTTACAGCGCCGGGGAAATCAGGGTCAGTAATCTCACCAAACGCATTTGTAATGTTGTTGTAAATGTAGCTAGGGCCGTTGCAAGCAATAAACAGTTGCGTGCCGTTGTCAGTCATGCTAACCGGCCCAGTACCACTTACAGACCCAATTAGCGTAGCTGTGTAGTTGTTGTTGATCTTATAAAACTCAACGCCTGAAACGACAAAACCAGTACCATCATCCGATGAAAATGCCCATAAACCTCGGATGGGGCCAGTGCCAACGGTGTTAAGTAATTTTAAGCCTGGTGCGCGGTTTAAAAATGCAGGCTCTTTGCCGCCTTCAGGAATAATTTCTGGAAACAAATTGACCATGCGGTTGTCTGCCGCATTGACAGACCGCACTACATAAGACGATCCAAGAATCGGTGTTTTCATTAGTAGTTACCGGCATAGATGTTGAAACGCTGGCGGTTGGCCACCAATGCGTAAGGCAGCGCCATCACATCATCAGGGTTGTTAATGCGCTTCAAGTCACGCTTAGAAGTCATGGCAATGCGCTGTACTTGCTGGCTTGGCTCAACGCCAAACTCAGGGGCAAACTCCATGGCCAAATTGTATGTAAACGCACGCAAATAGCCTGGTGGGTAGTACATCACCGTTGACAAGTCAGCAGGGCGCGTTAGTTCTTGCACCGACACAAAATGAAACTCCAAGTTTTGTGTGGGTCTTGGATAGAGGTATATTTCAATATCAGGAAACGTCATGTTGACCCACATGACTTGTGGGTAAGTGGACGTTACGGTCTTAACAGCAATACCGTTGTACTGCTGTTGATTGATCATTTTGATGCCATACGACACGCCATTAGGTGCTTTAAAGTATGTAGCATCGTCCACTAAGATTGGGCGGTTGCCAACAAAGTCACCAGTTGGGCCAAGCGTGCGGCTAATAAAACTTGCAGGCCATGTAAAGATTTGATCTTGCGTGGAAAACACAGCCAAACGCTCTGTATTCCACGAGTCCACCATTTGATTGAACGCCATTAAAGCGTCTTGGGAAACCGATGCAGAGGGCGTTTCACCTTCAGCAAGCACGCCAAGGAGCCTAAGCGCCCGATTGATTTGTTCGCCAGCGGTGTACGTTGTCATGCTTAAACCTCAGTTGTGGTTTTTCTACGGCGTTTAACTTCCAGCACGTTTACAGGAGCCGCTTCAAGTTCAGAAGACGTGTCTGAATTATAGCGAATCCAGCCATTTTTTTCATCAGCGTCTGCTTCAATATCCATAGTCGCTACTTTAGCGCCGTGAACGGGATGTGTGAGATAAATGACGGCCATTATTCCTCCAAGGGCGTGGGTTCGGGTGCTTCAATGCGGGCGATCAACATCCGATATGCGGAGATCGTGGACTGAGCTTGAATCAAAAAAGTACGAGCCTTTTCTGCTTCTCGCTCAAGTTCCTCGATCTCGCAAACCAAGAATTCCTTGGTGATCTGCATTACACAGCGTCCGAAACCATGATGTAGTACGGTGTACCGTTGTCAGCCACGATTTTGATAACGTGGGTAACAGCAGCCGCCGCCTTGGCGCGGAAAATTGTGTTAGATGCTGGTGCTGGCATGTTAAGTAGCGAACCAACTTTCACAGTGCCGCTATCAGTCACGCGCATGAACGCAGACGTTCCAGCTAAAGTTACACCAGCGCCGAAGTTGGAGTCCAACTGAATTGCCGCCAATGTGCCGCCAGGAGTGGTAGACGTGCCACCAATCGTTGCACGAAGTGCATTGGCCGCGCCAGAGATAGTGCCAGAGCCATCGATTTCAGCGCTGATATGAGCGCCATTGATAGTACCGGCAGCAGCTGCGCCAGCGCCAGTCACTACGGAGAACGCACGGAGCGTTTCACCAGAGCCTGTGCTTGTGAAAGTCAACTTGCTGTAAGACAAGCGAGTATCACCACTGGTTGCGCTAGTTGTAGCGTAAGAACCGTTCAACACACCAGAAGATGTGAGAGCGATAGGATCGCCAGACGAGCCAACTTGTACCGAATCAAATGCTGGGTCAGCGAATGCAACGCCAACAGCTTTAGTATTTGCCATGATTAAATTCCTTTATCAATTCCAAAAGGGAAGAAAAATGCCCCGCCGAAGCGGGGCTTGATGCTTAAGAAATGCGGTAGCAAGTCCAAGAGCCTTCGCCAGTCTTACGGGCACGGAAGTGACCAGAAGTAGCGTTGTCAACTTGCATAGTGCCAACAAGCGTCCAGCCAGTGCCAGCAGCCACTGTTACATCGTCAGATCCGCCGTCAATATTGACAACGAAAAAGTCAAATGCAGCGTTAACTTTGACAGCATTAGGAATGCCTGCTTCTACAAGTGCCACAGTGGGCAAAGTCATATTGCCTGCTGTGCCGTCAAAGGTAAACAAACCATTTGACAGTTGAGCAGCAGTAACCGTTGCCGCTGCTGTTAAAGCAGTTGGAGCCGCTTGAACAATCAGTTGAGCTTCAGAAGTGTTACCTGCGCCAATTTGGTAGCCACCAGCGCCATTAGGGAGAGCCATAATAATTTCCTTAAAAAGATGTTAAGAAGATAGGGGCCGAAGCCCCGATCAGATTAGCCCCAGATGCGGCAACCCATTTGTGGGCGGATTGTGCTGAAACCGTACAAAACGTCAATACGGCAAGGCATACGGTCATTGTTAATATCGTACTGGCGCACGATACGCAAAGAAATACCGTTGTGAACTGCGCGAGCAGCCATGTCAACACCTTGGGGCAACAGCAAGTCAGCAGTTGCAAAGGTGATGGCGTCCTTGTGATAGACCAAGTTCTGAGCGTACTGAGTAGATGCAGCACCCACAAACACGACAGCTTTACCAGCGACAGGGAAACTGTCAACAGTAGCCAAAGCATTGGCAGCGGTGTAGATAGGAGCAACAGTTACAACGATTGCAGTGCTAACAGCAGTTGCATCGGCCAAAGCTACGAACTGGAACAACGAACCAGTGGATTCACGGGTTTGTGGGTTCACAGCGAAGCAATCAGCAACAGTGAACACGTCACCAGCCTTGACAGTTACGGCAGAGCCAACAGTCAAAGCAATGCTAGCAGCGCCTTCAGAAGACACAGTAGTAGTCACAGTGCCGCCAGTAGCTGCGCGAGTGCCAGTGGTGTGTTGCTTGATAGACTGAGACATGTTGATCTCGTCAAAGCCCAACACGCCAGTGCCCATCATGCCGTTCTTAAATTGCTTGCTGATAGTGTCTGTAGGATTAAACAGACCTTTCATGCCTTCAACCAAGCCAGCGTTAGCAGCAGGGTTCACGGTAGCGTAACGGGGTGACATCACGGCTGCGTTCTCATTCAGCTTCTGCTGGGCTTGGAGCAAGACCAAAGAAGTAGAAGGAGTTGTGCCAGGAGTACCAACGGTGTTACCGATTGATTTGTACGCATTGGCCACGTCAGCATCAATGGAAGATGCCAATTGGCTGATACGAGGCTTCAACACACGCTCTGCGAAGTCATCCAATTGCATGGTCAATTCAGCAGATGTGAAGTTGACACCGATGTGCTTTTGGCTGGCAACGGTCAAAGTGGTGAACTGTTCGTTGTCGTCTTGCACTTGCAAGGCGGCGCCGTCAGTTACCAAAGCGCGGTCAGGTAAACGGATACGCAGTGTAGAGCCGATCTTTGCGCCTTCAACAGCAAAAGAATCGTCATACTGGCGGTTCACGTTACGGGTGATCACAAGGTTGTTTTCAAGGATTTCGAGAGATTTTCTTGTGATCATGTCGATCGTCAGAATAGTATTAGACATTTCAGTCCTTTCAAAAAAAAGTCAAAGTTTTAGCGGTTCTGCGCTTCCCACTTTTTCACTTGTCGTTTGCGCTCGGCCTCAATCCACTCTGATGCGTTCATGGACTTGGTAGACCGTGGATCAGTAGTATCGTAAGCCGACACTCCATTGGAGCGTGCGGTGACAAGAGAAATCGGCGCTGGCGCAGATGTTGTTCTCTTAACTGGGGGCGAAGAAACCAATTTGGCCTCAATTTTCCCAATTTCCTTCGCCTGGCTCAAAGGCGACATGCGTGAGATGCGATCTGCTTCTTTTGGATTAGAGCCGAGATAGTACGCTAACTCTGGCCCCACGTCCGAAGACTGGATCGTTTCTGCCATCACGTTTGTGATTGGTAGCTTGGGGTTGTAGGCGACTTGTTCAAAGTCGTCATACTTAGTCCGAGCTTCTTCTTCACGATCGTGATAACTCTCAAGAACAGCCGATTGCTGCTTGGCTGCTTCACGTTTGGCAATCAATTCTTCTGCCTTTTGATAAGCCAATGCTTCCGCATAATGCTCAGGGCTTTCAAATTGATCAACGGATGCAGTTGGTGCAGCTCTTACAATTTGCGTTTCCGCAGATCGCTGTGCTTGTTCTCTTTCCCACTTACGTTGCTCTCTTGCGAGGCGTTTGCCAATAGCAGCATCAAGTTCCTCTTGCGAGAATGTCTTGCTTGGCTGTGTTTCAGCTACTTCCGGCGTACTTTCAGCAACTTCAGGTGTGGCCGTCACATCCGTGGTTGGCGCGGAGTCTACTTCCGCTAGGGCTTGGACTTCTTCAGTCATTTTTTCTGAATCCTAAGATTCCTCGGTCTACTGGGCCGATACAGTTGTTTTAATCTTACACCAGATTACTCTGGCTGTGCAACTTGTTGCGAAGCAACATATGCCGCAATAACGTCAGCCGTGTGAATAGACGCGGCAATAGCTTTTACTTTGGTATCTTCAGCACTGTAATCAGCGCCAGGCACAACAACGTGGCGGTGAAACTTGTTGCTAATTTCTACGCCATCTTCTTTGATAGCAGTTTTAGTACGAACTTGAATGCAACCGTTTTCAACAACTTCAATGCGGTCAACAATTTCAACTTTGGTTAAGGCCATTTTGATACTCCAATCAAAATCAATTTTCAGTGTTCCGCACTGACACGGCTATTTTTTAAACTTGATAAGAACCAGAAATCACAACAAAATTGCTTGTTCCAATACCAACATCCGATACATCAATTCCAGATGTTGCGCCGTTAACTAATAATCGTTTCCCAAGCAGAATTCTTGTTCCACTTTGCAACACTACTCCATAAAGCGGATTATTTACCGCCCATGCCTGACAAACAGTAATTAAACCACCGCCATAAGAAGCTGATGAAGATGTATATGGCAATCCAGATATATAAACCGCCCCAGATGCGGGGCCAATAGTAACACTGCTTGTAAGAAGCGTGCAATAAAAATTTACAACGCGTCCAATTTTGGTATAAGCGCCTTCAGTCATAGCATTGTATGAGACAGACGTAAAATCTACGTCTGCTGTCAAAGTAGGCGTCCAAGTACCTTCTTCATAGTCAGCAAACAATTCACTTGTGCCCGTGTTAGGGGTAGCAGAAAAGTCAATGCCTTGACCAGATGTGCCAACTACAAAATTTCCAGTTGACGCGGTAACAGATGTTGCGCTAATTGCGCGGCCTGCCGTTAAGTCTGCTACAGAAACTTTAACAGTTGAACCAGATTGAACAATTGGCAGAACTTCGGTTCCCGCCAAGGGCGTAGAAGCTGCTGTTAGCGCGGAGATTTTTTTATCAGCCATGATTTACTTTCTAATTAACCCAAGTAATTGTTACAGATTGTGCTAAACCAGATGTGGCCGCTGCTGTGTAAGTATCAGTTTGGTTGCCACTCTTAAATACAGAAATAACACCATTTGTTCCTACTGTAATTAGACCTGGCGTATTTGTTAACGCCCCATTATCAGTAATTAACGCGCTAAGAGAAGCGTTTGGCGTGGTGGGTCTGTACTTAACGGGGAGCGCAGTACCAAATGAAAAGCTAGCCGCAGCAGTAGCTGTACCAGAAACAGCAGGAAGATTAACCGTTACCATGCGTCCATTTTTTACAAGTGTATAAGTTGCAGCCGTAGTAATGGCTCCAGTACAGCTTGCAGAAGGCGAAATGTATTGTTCAGCAATAAAATTATTAAATGTTCCTGCGTCAGAAATTGTTGTGTATTGAACGTATTCAATACTTCCAACTTGTAAATCAGTTACTGTATTTCTTGTTGATCCAGCGGCAAGCGTTATAGTTGTTCCGCTTGTTTGAAACACAAAATTATTTGAAAAAATGCAATTTTTAAATACACCGCTAGCTATTTGTTCCGTATAAGGTGCGGATAACAATTGGTTGTAGACAGTAGAAACATCAAACGAGCAATTAAGAAAATTACCGTTGTAAAGTTTAGTGCCGTGTTCAACAGCTTCAGTTTCCATGCGAGTAAATTGGCTATGCACAATGTTATTGCCTGCACCAACTAAAATTCCACTTCCTCTTGTGTGATAAATCAAATCAAACGAAGACAAGAACAATCCATCAACAGCGTAAATTGTTGCAATGCCCGTATCTGCGTTGTGAAATATATTTTTAAATTCGCAAGAACCATAGTTAGATGAACCGCCATATAAATATATAACGTAATCATAATTTGCACCAAAAACGGTTATGTTGCTAAAACGCAAAGTTTCGCCTTGGCCAGATGCAGTAGAGTTAAGCGTAATAAGCGTTGTACAAGTGCCAGACCGTGCAGTAATACCGTCAATTTCGCAGTTTAAAAGAACGCCGCTTCCAGTACAAACAAATTTAATAACGTCAGTAACATTGCCAGAAATGTTTAAATTTCTAATGCTAGTATTAAAAATTGCCGTGGTGTACGTTCCAATTAAACAAGTTGTTGAGCCAGCTTTAGGAATTAAAGTTGCCCAATTACCATTAAGTTCCCATCCTGAACCAATAGGTAAAACAACATTACCAATTAAATACTGCTCACCCGCAATCAACTGAAATGAATTTGATCCAGTTGCAAACATATTATTGAAAGCAGTCGTGTCGTCTGTTACGCCGTCACCTACCGCGCCAAAATCTTTGACACTTACGGTTTGACGCAACTTGGCTTGCACTGTAGTTGTTACAGCGCCCGCGCCTGCGGGGGTATAGCTTACTAAAGACGCAAGAGTGCTAGAAGCACTTGGAACATTGTCATAAGTTCCGATTAAAACATCGTTGCTGTCTTTTAATAAAAATTTATAAGTAACGCCAACAGTTAACCAAATTTCGCCCCCATTAGCTACTCGGCCTGCTGAATCTAAAATAATAGGGTTGGTACGAGCAACATCCCCCGCACTGGTAGTGTATGTAGTTGCAGGCGTAGTTGTACCTGCAAGGTAAGTGTATAACTTACCACCAGTCAGAACCGCGCCGGTATTTGTAAAAAATTGGGCCGCAGCGCCGCCCAAGGGAGAGAGATTGACGGCCATTTAGGTCACTCCAAAAGAATTTGCCCACCGTCCTCTTGGACGAGGTTGTCGCCAGATTCGGTGAGAAGGTTGCCCACCGAGCCACCACTGTCGCGTGTGCCTGTAAACAACGTGGCAATACCGCCAAGGCCAAGACCTAGTGCATTGCGAAGGGCGACACCAAAGCTCATTGCTTGTTAATCGGTTTGCAGTAAATCACGCCGTCATCCGCAATGCGAATGGCACTCACGCGAAAAGGAGCGCCAGTGCCCATAATCACGTAAAACGGAATTGGGGTAAATGCAGGGATCGGTGTGCTAGCAGTAGTGGCCACAGCACCAGGGCCAACTTCCACATAGCAAGGAGTTGTAGACCAGATCACCACGCCCTCGGGGCCGGGGTTCCAGTCAGCAGTGTTGCCAGCAGAGCCAGTGTAAGACGCAGTGCGGCCAGGGAAGTTGACTTGTGATAGAGGGTTCAGAAGTTCCATGATGATCCTTATGCTAAGAATTTTAGCTTGTACAAAGTTCGCAGATATATCTCAACGATATTATCTATCAATTGTTGCAATGATGAATCAGATTTATCAGCCACATCGTATCTTGCGGCTTCAATTTCAGCAAGTGAATCTTGCAAAAACTCAATAATGTTGGCCGTCTTTTTGGCCGAATGCAAGGTAATGGGGCCAATCAAACCATGCCTGCCTTGGTAGGCTTCGGCAAAGTCATCAGCCGCGCCAATGATGCGGTCATAAAAGATATTAAGCGCTACATGCTTGCTGTAGCTGCGAGTGTTCAAATGCACGGAATGGGCTACATCCCGCGCCAAGAACAGCAAGCCTAAAAATTCATTTGCTTTCATTGTGGCATTCCTTGTGGTGGTATTCCTTGTGCATATTCAGCAGTCTCAGGCATCATTTCCATTGGTTCACGGCCAGGCATCTCAGCAATTAAATCACCAGAAGTAATCATGCCGTGAACCGTGCCCAAAACAATGTCTTGAATCTGCTCTGGCGACATCGATGCTTGCACAGCAGAAATGCGCTTGGTTTCAGCATCATAAGCCTTAACTTGTGCCTCAAAATCCTTGCGCTCCATGTCCTGCGCTTCAATTGACTTGCCGACATTCTGAATCATCTGGTGCATCTGCTCCATTTCTTGACCCATGGCCTGCATTTGTTGCTGCGCTGCCTGCAATGCGGGGTTGTCTTCACCGTCCGACAAGAACTTGGGATCAATGGTCTTGGCAAAGCGCTTGGACATCTCCTGTGCGCCAGGCCAATCCATGTTCTTGACAAACAAGTCGCCAGCCACAGCCCACAGTTGGGGATTGCCCTGTAAGAGTTGAGCCATGGCTTCTAATGCCGCCTGACGCTTGGTTGCATAGCCTGGGCCAGTGGTGGCCACTACATCGTACTTGCCCACGCCTGGATTGTAGATTTTCTCGATCACAATGCCAGCCTGATCCACAATTTTGTTAACAGGTTGTGGCTGCTCTGGGTTGATCTTGACCATCTTTGTCTCACCATCTTCACCGATGATGCGAGCAATGCGCTGAGTGTCGTAAATCTTAGGGATCAAGTCCACCAACTGGCGGGCAACGTGGCGCACAGCGCGGGTTAGATTGTCACCATAGTGGTATGTGCCAACATCACCTTCGCGCTGGCGAGCCAAAATAGCCTTGCCAGAGCGTTCGTTTGATCCCATGCCCAATGATGCGTTGTACTGGCCAGTTGTAGACTTGATGTCCTCAGATGCGCCAGCTTTGGCTTGCAACAAGCCGCTAGAAGCCATTGGCGGCTGGGCACGTTGAGGTATCGGCAACACCGCACCTTGGCCATCAGTCACATCAGGGTTTACCTCTAGATACGGCCAGTTGTTTGTGTTAGCCGTCTTCCACTTATCCTCATAGCCCTCAAACTGGCCACCATAGCCAATGAAAGGCGCCTTGGGTGCCAAAGCCAACATCTCAGCTTCTTGGCTAACCCAATAGTTGTACATGCGCTGGGCATCCTTGGCATTGCGCACAAGGCCACTGACGTATAACCTACCGTCGACCTCAAATTCGTTGCCAACCACACGGATCACAGGGATCCATTTGCCAGCCCATTCTTTTTCTTCAAGGATTTCATATCCGTTAATCTTGCAATATTTGACCCTTGGGCGGTCAGACTCACGGCTGCGCTTGGGTTTGCCAAACTGCAACCTCAAAACCTTGTCTTCTGGCGTGCCCTCAAAAGCGGTCTGGTTTCCAGGGTACAGGTTCAGCGTTGTCTGGTCATAGTCAATGTAGTAATAACCGGCAATTCGCACAGTGTCTTCATTGAGCCAGTTGCTGATTGACTGATCACCCACGCCAAGAGACTGGAGCGTCGAGATAGGCGCGGCATCAGGGTACTGGCGCTCATATTCTGCTTTGGTCAGGTCTTCAGTAATAAAGCAATACGTGGCATCTGCACCCGTTGGGTCTTGGATCAAGGGATCCATGTAGACCGAGAAGGAATTGCGCACACGGCCAATCTTAATGTCCTGATCAAATGTGTTCTCGTCACAATACTCGGTCATCAAGGTGATATAGCCCTCGCCATAAGACACCTGATTCTCACAGGCCGTGTCGTAGGCCACGTCAGCGTCAGAGATGTATTCAATATGGCGAATCATGCCGTTGAAAATGTCAGCCACTTCCACGTCAGCATTGTCATCCACAGGAATGACCTTCGCGCCTGGGCGGTTCTGACGCATGTCATTCGTCACTTGACGAACGTGTTGCGGCAGTTTGTTAATTGTGAGTGTCGGGCGGGCGTTGATCGTCTGACCTTGCACCGCACCGCGAGTGGCCAGTACGTCAGCAGGCCACTGCCAGTGATTGTCGGGTGAGCCAGCATAAAAGCGCAGATCGTCAATTTCGTCTTCTCTGCTTTCCGCAAGCGCAGAGACAGCCATATCCAACCGCGCACGGGCGGTTGTCAATATATCCGCAGCACTATTTTTAGGCTTACCGCCAGCAGCTACGTTAGCCGCCGCAACAATACCAGTAGGATCATTCATTCCAAAACCCCTAAAATGTGAGGCTCACGCATGACGACATAATCTTTGCCATCTTGCTTAAATTCTTGCCCTACATCGAAGTATACATGGTCACCAATCTTGATGTCTAGGCATTTTGGGCCAATGGCAACAGCAATCCCAGTGCCTAACTTCTCAGTCTGCGGCAATACAAACAAAGGATGCTTTTCAACATCGCGCTCAATGATGATGCAATCTTGCAAGGCTTTCATTTAGCAATCTTCGCAATTTTCAAATTCTGGCAAAGTCTTTAAGTGCAAATACACTTGACGAATGAAGTTAGGCTGGCCGTCTTCAATCGAAACTGGAACAACATAAGTTTTGTCAAAGTTTATTGTCCCATCCGTAAAACTAACGCGAGCGTTAAGTTGACTTGCGTTGCCCGTAATTTCTGCCACCCGAGCAGTAGCGACAACTGCCAATGTGCCAGAGCCTTCAGAAACTGCACCAAATGACGTTTGAAGAACCCTGTTGCCAGTTAAGTTCATAATTTTCTTGATGGCCATTATTTTTTCCCTTTTGGTGTTGATTTTTGAGCTTCGCGCTTAACAGAATAAGCAATTGCAACTGCCTGCTTGACTGGCTTGCCAGCGGCCACTTCGGCCTTGACGTTCTTGCGGAAGGCTTCGGGTGATTTTGATTTAACCAGTGGCATTTAAGTCTCCGTGTGGAAAATAGCGTAATTCAATTTAATCGCCTCAGAGTAAGCATTGTTCGTCACGTTCTTAAGTTCCACCGTGAACGAGCCATCTGCGACCGCAGCAATGAAAGCATTGTATGCGCCCAATGTGCCGCCAGAGGCCACACTTATCACCACCACATCTTTGATGCTACATGCAGAACAAGTCACCACAAACATTGCATTGGCACTTGGGGCCATTTGCGCGTTGGCCGTGGTAATCTGGCCAGAAGGCGTATTAAGCGTCACACCAGTGGTCTTGTTGTTCTGCTGAGTCACCGTGCCAAAAGCACTGGCCGAATAACCAATTGTGCCAGTGGTAGCAATGTCAGTGGCCTTGACAATGTCCGCGCCAATGATGTTCTGATCTTCGTATGCCACGCCAATAGGTTTGGTATTTGCCATGATTACTTCTTCTTAGCCGTCTTGGCAGAGTCTTTAAAATCTTTGGCAGTCGGTGCGTTTTTGCTGCCAGGCTTGTTCATCTTCTCTTTGCTGCCAGCGGCTATGCGAGCCTGTTTTGCATGAATATTTGCATAGAGTCCGGGTTTGGTAGCCATTATGATCCCATCCATGATGTTGCAACCACACTACGATCGGATTGAATGCGCCGCGTTGTGTGTTCACGCGACTCCCGATGTGCTACGGGGAAGGCAAAAGTGACGGCCAAAGCATCGGCTGCATCAGGTGAAGCGATACCTCGTGCTTTCATTTCCTTTTTACCTTCCAGAAAGATAGTACCTGCGGAATTGGGCTTTTTGGTCGGCCCGATAAGGTCAGCTTTGAGCTGCCTATCGATGGGAATTGCGGCTGACCTGAGCCATTCGCGCATCATACCCCACATCTCAGCCCTCTTATTACCCCACATTATGGGGTTTTTTGCCTTCCAAGCAAAGTTAACCCCGCGCACTTTGTACCGCTGCTCGGTCAACCTGTCAAGTATCCCGTACCCAAGGCCGCCCTCATCGATGACGGTCAGGACTGGTTTATATTCTTCGATCGCTTCGATAACGTGACCGACAACGCTCATGGTGTCCTCGCCTTTGTAACGCTTGATGGCAACCAAGTCACGCCCTTGGCGCACCACGATGACTGTTGAGTCCATACCGCCGCGGGCTGGGTCAACACCGATCACGATCGGAGCTGTCAGGTCTTTGTACTTAGGCCGTTTGAACGCATCCTCGACCACAACGGGCGAGATAAACTGGTCTTCGCCGGCAGCGGGGAACTCGCCATAGACCTCGATGCGGGCTTGTATGGAGTCTTCGCCGTATTCAGCAATAATCTGGTCATAGATGCCCTTGTCCGTACCCTCGACTGTCCGAGCATCAATAATTTCGGTGTCCCAAAAGTCCCGCTTGGCGTTGAAGCACTCGAAGAAATACCCTGTGTTGCGCCGCGGGTTACTAAACGCAAACCAGTACCTGTCCAATATCTTCTCGGTAAAGAAGCCTGAAGCAACCGACCAAATTGTGTCTGGAATACCGCTGGCTTCGTCAAAAATCACCATCATCCCGTCATGATTGTGGACACCGGCATAGCTATCGGGGTTCTCCTCAGACCACAGCTTCCCCTCCGCGGCCCAGTAACGAGTACCTTTTTTAAGGTCACGCTCAACGAGCTCGGTGAGCCACTGTGCAGGAACCAGCTTGGTAGCTGACGGCTCCCACCAGTGCGAGTTAATCGCCATGGTGGCCCACTTAGTCAGCTCACCCCAGGTCACCGTGCGAAGCTGGTTCTCACTGTTAGCCGACACGATGACGGAACTGCCTATCCGAGTAGTCAGCATCCACAGGATTAACCACGACACCAGTGCCGACTTCCCAATTCCCCGACCCGAGCTGACTGCCCTTCTTAGCGCATCCATGTCCATCTGTCCACGGTTAGCCTTAATGTGATCGGCTATCTTACGAAGTGTCCTGCGCTGCCAAGCCCGCGGGCCTTTGAAATGTTCAAGCGGTGTGTTCTTCTGTCCCCATGGAAACGCAAAAAGTACAAACGTTTCTGGGTTGTCCGCAATCTGGGCGCTCCAAAGCTGACCCATTAGTACCTGCTCATCTTCTGGAGAAAATTTTAAAGTCTGCATTACTTCTCCTGCACATCGGTTACATCGGCCAAGTCAATCACCCGAGCGTTAGCTGCTTCAAGCGCAGCCAGTATTGAGATCCCACCACTCATCTCAATGTTAGTGGTCGCTCCGTACTTCTTACGGTTGTGCGCACCCATGAGCCACTTGCGTGTGTCGATTTTGAGCCTACTACGATTCACATCTTCGAGTGTGTCATCCGCATCGGCAATCTCAATGATCTCGCCGGCCATAAACTCAGTGCGCATCTCTTGGGCTTCATCAAACAACTGTTTACGGGTTGGGTCTTTTTTGATCCACCGGTAAAAGTCGTTGTAGTCGATGTGCCGCTGGTCATCATTGAGCACTTGCGACAAGGACTTGCCGTGGGCAACCTCATCGATGACTCGCATAAATACATGCTCATACTGAGCCAATACCAATGACTTCACCGCAGGGGGTGATTTGGCAAGCGTGCGAGGCGCAGGGTCTAACCAGTCTGGTAGTTCGATTTTGTTGTCGCTGGTCATTGTGACATTTGCGCCTACAGGATCGAGATTTAATGATTCCATAGTGTCACGGATTCTAGCGGGAGGTTTGAGTTTGTGCAACTGTAGGTTAGCGGAACCCATTGGGTAACTGGTTAACGGGTTCTTTGAAAAATAAAAAATTGTTCGTGATACCTCCCAGTCTGGGCCCCTTCGGCCTCCGGCCCTACCCGGCCCCATTGCGCAACTGGCACGGATCTTGCTTTGCGCCGCAAGATTGCTGGCGCTGGCCATCGCCGGCCATTGTGTCGCAGGCCGCCGCGGGATCGCTGGCGCAGGCCGCCGCCGGTGAATCGATGCGGCCATGTGCACCCAGCGGGTGAATCAGTGGCCACAAAACCCAGCGGATGCACGGGATCGCTGGCCATGGGCACGGAAACCCAGCGGGTGAGGGAATAACCCAGCGGGTGCACGGGTTTGCGGGATCGGTAGCCAGTGCGCCACTTGTGACATCGCGCAGGCGAGGGGGTCGATATAGACTTTTTAAAAGAGCACAAGAAATCAGGAATCCTAAAAACTCTTATTTCTCTGTAAGTCACAAGTGACGCACCAGTAGAAGCAGGAAAACCCAGAGGGTAAGGGTAAGCACTGAGTAAATATTTTCTCAAATAGTGTTGACAAGCTAACCCGCTGGGTTATAATTCATTCACCGGCACACAAAACCGGCCCCGTAATTTGTAACTGTAACCTGGAGAAATCATTATGACGAAATTTGAACAAGCCCAGATCGAGAGAGCAAAGCCCCACGGTAGAAGCGCACTGTTGCGCACCGTGGCTATTATTCACCGTGCAGGCAGCAAGCGCACCCAAGGCGAGATCCTCGCACTGATCAAGGATCTAGGCGCAGGCAGCAGCGGTGAGCTGACAATGCGCAATGGCTGCTTGATGTACGTGGGAGAGTGAATCATGAACTTAAATAGCCCCGCCACCCTGATCGTTCTACATCGCGCCAACGAGATCGCCAAGGCCCGCCGTTTGGCCTTGAACACTATCTACCGCGAAGCGCGTGATGCGTCAACCGTTGAAGCCGTGCGAAGTGCGATTGATCGCGTACTGGCCGAGTTGGCCGCCGCCGAGCGCGAAGCTGCTGCCCGATAACAAAACCGGCCAGGCGCGAAGCCTGGCCACTGTAACCCTGGAGAATCTAATCATGAACAAGCACAATCTGCACTACATCGATTTAAACCCTGCGCCACTGCCTGAGGAACCCAGCGACCTGGCCATTGTGGCCGGAGCTGCTGCCCTGCTGGCCGCTTTAGGTTTTATCCTTGTTGTTCTATTTTCACTGTAACCCGTAACCGTAACCCTGGAGAATCTAATCATGAAAAACGAAAACCCCGTAATGCTGGCCGCCGCCGTTGATCGCCTGGCATTGATCAAGGCCCAGATCGCAAACCTGAAGGCCGAGGAAGATCAATTGAAGGCCGTGCTGATCGAAGCAGGCCAGGCCGCCATTGAAGGCACGATGCACCGGGCCGCTGTGAGCTTCTGCCCTGGTCGTGATTGCACCGACTGGCACGCAATCGCTGATCACTTTTCCCCATCGCGTCAATTGATCACGGCGCATACGGCCACCGGATCGCCGTTCTACACCGTGCGCGTGAGCGCTCGCAAAGCATAAGGGGCAGGCCATGAAACCCGTTATTTATTACACTGATCCTGGGCACGGTTGGTTTGCCGTGAAACGTGCTGAGCTGGCCGAGCTGGGAATACTTGGCCAGGTTTCGCACTATTCCTACCAACGGGGCCGCACGGTTTACCTTGAAGAGGATTGTGACGCTAGCCTATATTTTGCGGCGCACAAGGCCGCCGGCACGGTTCCCCCGTACATCGAGAAACACACCGACAAGCGCCACCCGATCAGGTCATATGATAATTTCAGGGCCTGATCATGGATTTATTCAATCAATTTATTTTTAACCGTTTTGTAAATGTAAACCGTAACACCGGAGAATTAAAAATGCACGAATACGAAGACACCGACCAAGATTATGCGGAATTCACCGCTGACGATGAGAGGGCGCTCGCCGATATGGAGCGCGAACAACGGGTAGAAGCTCGCAAGGCCCAGCTGCGCGAACAGCTCAAAGGGGGCCAGAAATGAAATATCATTTTATTTTGAAATCGGCCAATAGCAAAACCGGCCCGCTGCCGGTGACTTATTCCCAGCGGGAAACCTGCCCTCAAAGCTGCCCGCATTATCGCGCTGACTGCTACGCCGAAGACTACTATACCCGCATGAGCTGGGATCGAGTAGCGCAGCGAGGCGGTTCACTGGGTGAATTGTGCGCGTCAATCGAAGCCCTGCCCGCTGGCCAGTTATGGCGCTTCAACGTGGCCGGGGATCTGCCTGGGGCCGGTGAGGATGTAGACGCCGCCGCCCTGGGGGAAATTGTGGCCGCGAACACTGGCCGCCGGGGCTTTACGTACACCCACAAAAAAAGCCCTGAGGCTTTGTACTGGGTACAGTGCGCGAATGACTGGGGCTTTACGGTGAACCTGAGCGCCGACGATGCTGGAGAGGCCGACGCGCTGGCCGCCGTATCGCGTGCGCCGCTCACCTGCATTGTGCCCATGGATACGCCGGAGAAGACGGAAACCCCAGAGGGCCGGACAATTATCGTATGCCCAGCACAAACCCGCGACGATATTACCTGCGCGACTTGCGGGCTTTGCGCTCGAGCTGATCGCCGCGTGATCATTGGGTTTCGTGCCCATGGATCGCGTGCCCGGGTAACTGATGCGCTGGCCAGGCGCGTGATCCCTATTTTGAAAGGTTAAATTATGATTTACATTGGAACCTATCACCGCCTGCGCCTGCACGTGAGCGCTACACCTAAGCAGGTATTAAGGGCGCTTTATAAAAAGCTGCGCCCTAAGGCGCTTACCCGTGCCCAGCGCATACACCGGCACGCGATTGCCCGTGACGTACTCGAGTGCCATTGTGACGCCCGAGCTGTTTTCAATCATTACAGGTTTTAATTATGATCAACCTTGAAAATTTAACGGCCACCGAGGCCGAAGCGCTGGCCTATTCTGAGGGGTTCCCAGGCACGGCCCGACAGTTTGCCAGGATCGCCGACCTGCAGCGAGCATTAGGGCAGGCCGTGGCCGCCCTGGAAGCCATCGCCGAGAGCACAAGCGACACAATGAACGCGAAGCAGCGCCGGGGGGCCGCCGCCGAAGCGCTGGCCACAATTGACGAAATCGTTAACCTATGGGAGATCGAGCGATGAACTACACCGAAGCCGAATACATTACCGCGGGTTTTCAATTCGAGCGGGATCAGATCCCAGCTCAAACATTGCGCCACATGGTGGAATCCGAAGCCTTAGATTTTCGCGCCGAAGCCCGCCGCCTGATCGAGCAGGGCCGAGCTGAGGCCAGGCTATCGGCCCCAGCATGAGCGCCCTGATCGCCGCCGCTATTGTGGCCTTGCTGGCCGCTGCCTGGGATCTATAAACCCTGCCCTACTCTACCCCGGCCACTAGGCCGGGGCTTTTTTAACCCTAATTTTAAAGATCCAATGACACAATTCAAAACCGACCTGCTGGCCTTCACTGATCGCCTGGCACTGAGCGAGCACCGGGCCGCTGGCCTGCTGGGTGTTCCCGTTTTCACTTTCCGCAAGTGGGCCGCTGGCCAACGAGCGCCGAGCGCCGCCGCCGTGCAGCTGCTGGCCGTGCTGGGTACGCTCGAAGCGCTGGCCCCGAACGTGCTGGCCGCACTCACGCCGCCGGATGCCGCCCCCACACGGGGCGCGGGACGACCATCGAAACAATTGACTAAAGCTCCCAACCAGTCGATAGCCGGTTAAGCCATCGAACTATTGACTAAGGAATCCAACCATGAAACTATTGATTAAGGCTCCCAACCAACCGTTAACCGTTTGGCCATTCCCACCATTCCCCAACCCTAAAGACAAAAACTCTAAGCAGCCTAAGTTCAATCCTGACAACTATGAGGATGCACCCAGATGACTAAAGACGAAGCATTGAAGCTGGCGCTGGAGGCGCTGGAAGTGGCAAACAGTTGCGTTGACGGCTACTACATCCCGAAAGGAAAGACACATTTGCCAGAAATTGAATTAGCTATCATTGCCATTAAAGAAGCCTTGGCACAGCCAGAGCCTGTGGCGTGGATTAGCCCCAAAGAACTTTTGGTAATGCGTGGCAATGCGTATGCGGGTGCAAAAGATTGGCGGGTAAACCTTGGGCTTGAACCCGAAGAAGGTGACGTTGGTTTATACACCACCCCACCACAGCGCACATGGGTAGGGCTGACGTATGAGGAGTTAAGTCAAATTGAAGGAACACACATTGGTCGCAGTTTTGCCAACGCTATTGAAGCAAAACTCAAGGAGAAGAACACATGATTCACACTGACGAAGACGATGAATTTAGCCGCATAGAGCACGAAAATGCCATGCGCCAAGGGCAACCTTATCATTTTGATGTGTTTGTATCCCCGTCACAGAGAAACGCTGTGCTTGAAGAAGTGGCTAGAGAAATTGAGAAAATGAAAGTATTTGGCCCCGACACCATTGACAGCTTTACTGTTTATATACGAAACATGAAAACTGCCGAAGGTTGGCGCAAACGTCAAATAGGAGATTAACAAAAAAGCCCCTCGCGGGGCCTTTTCAATCCAGCAACTCAGCCCCGTGTACTCGGGGTTTTTCTTTTCTGGACAGCCTGTAAATCTCATCAAGCTGGCGCTGCTTGGCATCGATGACCGCTTTGCGGTGATCCTTAAACTGCACAGCCAGCGCAGGGTTGATAGCCCACTGAGCATGGTGCTGGTTCTCCCGTGTGCCGTCATCCATTCGCATAACCCACCTGCCCTGCTCCAGTGGATACATCGCGCCGTAGATCATTTGGTCTTGTTGCCACACGTTGACCTTTTCAATCTGACGGCGTGCTGACCGCTTAATCTCAGCCATGGTAATTGTTGACTCATCGGCGTGCTGAATGATGTAGTCACGCAGCCATGTGTCGAAGTTGGACGAGCCGCTCAGTTCCGCCAAGGCATACCGATACGCAGGCACAACATAAGATTGAACCAACTGAATCACCCGCTGGGTCAGCTCTGCACTGACTGCCATACTGAAGGGTGACTCGATCAGGTGGAACATAAGAATCAAACGGCCTGTTAAGCCTTCCAACTTACCGAAGGCCGTCATGAACGTATCGTCAGATTGCAAGAGGCGCTCATCGTTGCGCTTGCTGTCGTACCAGTCTTGAAACGCTTGGTACGCAGTTTTGGCTTTTGGACTCAACTGGTAAGTCATGGCAGGCAGGGCAAACACGATGCGCAAAGTCTGTTCCCACTGATCTTTGTTCAGCAGGTAATCGGGTATTTCGATGGGCTTCTTGGTCAAATCACCGTTTAAGATGCAAGGCACAAAACGCTGAACCAGACCATCTGCTGAAAGGTTGTGCAAGTTTTCACGAAACACACGAGGTTGGATGTTGCCATAAATCGACACCGCCAAATTTTCAGCATAGATCGATCCACTACCCACGCGATCCATTTCGTAGCTGGATGACTCATAAGCCTTGACCCATGCGGATCGATCTTCACCACTGGCCTTGTCGGTAAGTTTGCGCACCCAGCTATTCATCTCGTCTAAGGCACAAAGCAAACCACGGGGACGGTCGGCTGCCAAGCGCACCAGTTTCTGACTGGTCACGTCATCCACTGTAATGCGAAGGGGTACGGGTTGTGGTGGCAATTCAAACACTGACGGTGCTTGACTGGTGTCCATCAGCGCCTCGGGTGATGCTGAGAAATCAAGGAAGGCCTTTTTGCTTGATGCGAACATGGCCTCCTGCCCTTCCCAGTCGAGCATCTCTTTTCTAAACCGCGGTCTGTCTTCAATTTCAAGGTGCTTCAAGGGAGCCAACATAGGCGCAGAGCCTGGTGTCTTCTTGTCTGCTGGCGCACCAATGGTCATTAGCCACAGCACTGGGGGAACCTTAAAGTCTTTTATAAGTTCCAACCGTGTACGGGCATCGACTACACCACATACCGCGGCAAGCCCTGCGAACAAAGGTACTAAAGGATCACAGCCAACAGTTTGGCCGATCTCGTTTGCACGTCTAGCAATGACGGCTGGCCACAAAGAAACATCCATCATCGGTGGCCTTGGCCGCAGGTCAACGATGACTGACTTTGGGTCAGCGGGTGACTCCACTTGAGCGAACATTGTGGAAATGTCAGGCATAGGGCGCACCCATCCGTGTTGCTTGGCTATGTGAAACAGCGATCCTAACTTAACCGCAGTCGCCTTGTCATTGCGAAAACTCATCCACTGAGCAACGATTTGACCTTCTCCAGGGTACTTGGCAGAGGGCATTGACCAATCGTTCCAAAGCGTCAGCGCAGGTTCTAGCTGGTCTGTCTGTTCGCCTGCCCACTTAAGCGCCATGCCCACTGTGACCCACTCATCGCGGGAGCAATCAGGGTTTATGGCTTCTAGGGCCGTGCGGATGTCTTCCCATGAGGCATCGATTGACTCACCTGTACCAATGGTTCGCTCTTTGTCCTGCGCCAGCAAACCTTGCCACAGGTCAAGTAAAGGCTGTGGGAGCACGGGCAAACGTGTCCAGTGACCCTTACCTGCCCAGCGGTAGGGCTGTTGTGTCTCGGGGTGAATAGATGGAGGCAAGACATCCTGCACCGTGAGGTTGTTGGCCGTAGCACAGCGCAACTCGTATGCTGTCACGCCATTGATCAGGATCTTTTTAGACGGCAGCGTAAGGCCAAAAGGCATCGTAAACAAAAGTTTCCCGTGACCAGCCCTGCCCGAGTCCACGATGACAGCATCATTTGCATCATACAACTCTTGAAGATCGATCCCATGTAGCTTAAGTGCTACGGTGGTGCTATCCCACTCATCAATGTCCAAAGCCATCGTGCCCGAGTAAGCGTGGGCCAAGCCAATACCAAAGCCCTGAGGCAAGTCACCCTGTGCCTTGAGAGCATTAGGTTTAAGGTTCCAACCAGGTGTGCGGGGGCCTTTTGTGCCAGCGGGAATGGGCACGAGTGACCAACCGTGTCGGATATATGCATCAACAGATGCAGGATGTTGTTGTACTTGCGGTGCTGTGCTCATATAATCGTTTCTGACAATGCAGTTGTCATTTGTTTCATGAATTGCCACTCCTTTTAGCCCCGGTCTAATCACCGGGGCTTTTCTTTGCTAAAAATTTATTTACAAACTGTTGTACAATCGTACCACACTGTGCTACACTTTGTGCAACCGTTCAGGAAAATAAATTATGGCAACCAAACCACTCACCAAATTTTTGACCGTTAGGCTCACGCCTAGCGATCACAAAACATTTCATCGAAAGGCAGATAGGTACGGTAAACCGTCCGATGTCTTGCGTGAAATAGTGCAAGCGTTCAATTCTGACCGCCTTGTAATTCAACCCCCCGTAATTGAAAAGGAATCGTTATATGTCATTGGAAAATAAAATTGATGCACTCACTATTGCTGTGCAAGCTCTTACTGTTGCAATTTTGGAATCGAAAAATGTAGCACCAACCGCACCCGTTGCACCAGCACCAGCCCCTGTGGTACAAGTTGCACCAGCTCCCGTGGTTGCCGCACCCGTTGCACCTGTAGCCGTCCCAGTTATGCCCGATGCCCCTTTCTGGCCTAAAACAGAAGCTGTTGTTGCTGCCCAAACAGCCGGTGCACCGTTCTCTGACGGTAAAGGTCTGATCGATTATGTGATGGCATCGTACAAGGCACTGGGAGCCGCTAAGGGATCGCAAATCCAGAACGTCCTGACTGGTCTGGGTTACCAAAACATCAATGATGTAAAGCCCGAGCACTATGCACAGTTGTTTGCCGGTGTTGAGGCACTCAAGTGAGCGCACACGCCCAACTATCTCCATCTAAGCGTAGCCGCTGGGCTTTGTGCCCAGGCTCGATTAGGGAGGAGGCCAAGTACCCCGAGCAGGAAAGTGGCGCGGCTGCCGTTGACGGCACACACAGCCACACGTTGCTTGAGCAGTGTTTTAGAGATATTCCAATAGAACCCGAAGCCTTCATGGGTCTGACGTTAAATGACCATGAGGGTGAGTTTATGGTTGAGGCCAGTCGGATTGCGCGAGTCAGAGTGGCTTACGACTACATCAATGAACAATCTTTAAACGGAATATGCAAGGTCATTAGTGAAACTAAGGTTGATCCTGCTTACCTGCTTGGCCGTAACGACTTGTCTGGCACAGTGGATATTCAGATCATTGCGGGTAACACGCTTGAGTTGATCGACTACAAAGATGGCATGGGTATCGTTAGCGCCGAAGGTAACATGCAGCTTGAACAGTACGCCTTTGGTGTGTTGGCAGGCTACAAGTTACCCGTTAACGCCACCTATCCCTTTGATTATGTGAAGATGACCATCATCCAGCCTAAACTGGCTTTGCGCGGTATGAACCCTATTACCTCGCACACTGTGACGGTTTCTGAGTTACTTGCAAACATGGGTACAATCATCACACAGGCCGCCGCAACTGACAAACCAGATGCACCGCTTGTACCGGGTGAAAGTCAATGTAAATTTTGCCGTGCTAAGGGGTCATGCTCCGCACTGGCAAGTAATGTAATGAAGGAGATTGGAATCATGTTCCAGCCTGTAGTAACTCAAACACTTGATGTCGCGCAGCAAAGCGCTGACAAAGATCCATCCACGATGGACGATGCCCAGATCCGTCAGATCATGGAAGCCGCTCCCCTAATGCGCCAACTCCTAGAAGGTGTGGAGAAGGAAGCCCTGCGCCGCTTAGAAGTTGGTCAAAGCATTGCTGGCCTCAAGCTTGTCAATGGCCGTGGCTCCCGCGCCTGGGCACTGCCTGATGCTGAGATGGCTGAGAAGCTGGTCAAGATGGGCATCCCCAAAAGCGCGATCTATGAAACCAAACTTGTCACACCCGCTAAAGCTGAAAAGCTAACGTGGGAAAAGAAAGACGGCACAAAGGTTCAGCTTACTGACCGACAACTAACCCGCATGGAGCAGGAGTATGTGGTCAAGATGGCTGGCAAACTGACTGTCGTTTCCGAATCTGATGGCCGTAAGGCTGTCACAACAAATGCTGCGCCGCTGTTTAGCGCAGTTGAAACCCCCGCCGAGCTTCCCGCTTGGCTTTCGTAAATCAATGGAGTAAATGTAATGTCCGAAGTAATTTTTTTATCAAACGTCCGTTTGTCTTTCCCCCACCTTGCAGAACCCCAAAAACAGGTCAATGAAGCCACAGGTAAGGAGCGAATCTCTTACAACTGTGAATTCTTGATGTCGCAGGATCATGCAGGTTTTGCCCAGTTTATGGCACGCTATGGTGCAATGGCATTGGAAAAATGGAAAGAGCACGCCAACACCGTAATGGGAATGATTCAGCAAGACCGCAAATTGCGCTGCTTTGGCATGGGTAACGAGAAGGTCAATAAAAAGACGTTCTTGCCCTATGACGGCTACGCTGGCAACGTGTTTATCACTGCTGGCCGTGACTCTGCACCGCAGATGATTCAAGCCGATGGTTCACCTGTTGATCCTGCCAACACGATGGCGTTTCAGCAATTGGCCCGCAAGATGTACGGTGGATGCCGAGTCAACGCTGCTGTCAAACCTTGGTTGCAAGAGAACAAACATGGCCGTGGCATCCGTTGTGATTTGATCGCTGTTCAATTTGCTGGTGACGATACTGCATTCGGTGAAGGAGCCGTTGATGCGTCTAACTTGTTCGCTCCGGTTGCAACTGCTCCGGCTGGAATGTTCGGTGCTGCGCCTCAAGGTGTGCCTACGATGCCTGCTGCGCCGTTTGGCCTCCCCTCGTTTTTAGGCGGTCAATAAGAATCGGGGGCTGTCAAACCAGCATTCGAGGATGGCGACTCACAACTTTTTCTGGTTTTCCACTGTGATTTATTGAAGCCCAAATCGAAGCCCCCACCCAACTTGGTAATTGTAATGAGTAATGATTATGTCTATGACATCGAAACCTACCCCAACGTCTTCACGCTGGCGCTGGAGCATACAGACGCGCCGCTATGCTGGTCTTTTGAGATCAGCGACCACCGCAACGATTCCAAAGAAATTATCGAGTTTCTCCAGTATCTCAAGGATACGAACGCAAGGATGGTCGGGTACAACAACTTGGGGTTCGACTACCCCGTCCTGCATACGCTGATCCGCATGGGCAAATCCGATGCCCGAACTCTGTACGACAAGGCCATAGCTATCATCAATTCGCAAGATGACGATGAAAATGGCAAATGGATGCACCAAGTCAGCCCAAGTGACCGCTATGTCGAGCAGATTGACCTGTTCAAAATTCACCACTTTGACAACAAAGCACGGGCTACCAGCCTCAAGATGCTTGAGTTCAACATGCGCTCAGACACCATTGAGGATCTGCCGTTCCCCGTAGGTACGGCGCTGGCTAAAGAGCAGATCGTGACGCTTAAGCAATACAACGCCAAGGACGTGCGGGAAACCAAAGCGTTTTACTTTAAGACGCTGGACATGATTCGGTTTCGTGAAGAGCTGACAGCCAAGTACAACCGCGACTTCATGAACCACAATGACACCAAGATTGGCAAAGACTACTTTGTCATGAAGCTGGAAGAAGCTGGTGTCGCCTGCTATGACTTTGGTTCCAAAGGACGCACACCCCGTCAAACCCCACGGCCAGAGATTGCGCTTAAAGATGCCATCTTGCCATGGATTCAGTTTCAAGCGCCCGAGTTTAACCGTGTGCTGAACTGGTTAAAAGAGCAGACAATCACAGAAACAAAGGGGGTGTTCAATGATCTTATTGCTTGCGTTCATGGGTTCGATTTTGTTTTTGGGCTTGGCGGTATACATGGATCCATTGAGTCAGAAGTGGTCGAATCGGATGCTGATCATGTCATTGTTGACTTGGACGTTACCTCTTATTACCCAAACCTTGCTATCAGTAATGGGTTTCATCCTCAACATCTGGGGAAAGAGTTTGTAAGCATTTACAAACACCTGTTTGAGCAGCGCAAAACATATCCCAAAAAGTCGGCTGAGTCGGCCATGCTTAAGCTGGCACTTAATGGTGTCTATGGCGACAGCAACAGCCGCTTTAGCGTGTTTTATGACCCACTGTTCACCATGTCCATTACGCTCAATGGCCAGCTTTTGTTGTGCCTGTTGGCTGAAGGGTTGATGCACATCGAGGAGCTTCGCCTGATCCAAGTGAACACGGACGGCCTGACAGTGCGTGTGCCTAGGCAAAACAAATGGCTGGTGGATCTAGCCCGTGCCGCTTGGCAACTTCGCACTGGGCTGAACCTTGAGGAAGCCATCTACAAAACCATGATGATCCGTGACGTAAATAACTACATTGCCCAGTATGAAGATGGGAACGTCAAGCGTAAGGGTGCTTATGAGCACGACATGGAGTGGCATCAAAACGCCGGTGGTCTAGTAATTGCCAAGGTGGCCGAGAAGGTTTTGACCGAGGGCGCACCGATCCGCGAAACGCTGCACAACTGGCCAGATATTATGGACTTCATGCTTCGCACCAAAGTGCCACGGTCTAGCCACTTGGCCATCGAGCGTGACGGCGTGACCTCACAGCTACAAAACATCACACGCTACTACATTGCTGAGGGCGGTGGACGACTGTTCAAGTGGATGCCCCCGCTTGCCAAGAATCCTGGTCAATGGCGAAAAATCGGCGTTGAATCTGGCTGGGGTGTCCAGCCTTGCAATGACATTAAGGATGCTGGCAAATTGCCAGTGGATTTTGACTACTACATTCAAGAGGTAGAGAAACTCTGCCTTGGACTAGCATGACAAGTTTTCAACTGTGGGAATACAACAACCTTGCACGTTTTGCCGAAGAAGCAAACGAAAAGTTGCATGACCAACAAAAAGAGATTGAAACCCTAAAAGAAGATTTGCGCGTTGCACTTGACGCATACCGAACATTGGTGATTGAAAATGCTAGAAAAACAAATTGAAGCAAAAGTGTGTGATTATGCCAAGTCTAAAGGGTTGCTGGTTTACAAGTTCACCAGCCCCGCACGAATGGCCGTCCCTGATCGCATGTTTATTTTGCCTGATGGCACTGTGTTTTTTATTGAATTTAAGCGCACCGGAGCCAAACTTACTGAAGCTCAAATGCGGGAGCATCTTAGGCTAAGTCAACATCATGTCAATGTGCATATCGTTGACGATGTTGTAAACGGCTATCTCATGATTGATGCTGCTATCGAATCAAATCATTTAAAAAACCGCCGGTTTAATGAGTTTGAAAAATATCAGGCTGAAAAATGCTGACCCCAGAGTTATTGCACGGCTACCAGCAAAAAGCCGTTAACTTCCAGTGCACCCGTCCTAACTCAATGCTGTGGCTTGACATGGGGCTGGGCAAAACCGTGATCACGCTGACCAGCTTGGCTCACTTAATCCGCACCCAGTTCCTGCGGGGCGTGATTATTGTGGCCCCAATCAGGGTTATCCGTCTGGTCTGGCGGCAAGAAGCTGTGAAATGGGAGCACACCAAGCACCTGCGGTTCAGCATGGTCACGGGCACAAAAGATCAGCGCACCCGCGCCCTGCTGCGCTCGGCTGACGTGTACCTAATTAACTATGAAAACCTTGGTTGGCTATCTGAAACGATCCAGACCTACTTTGTCAAAAAAGACAAGCCGATGCCGTTCAACGGCATCATCTGGGACGAGATCAGCAAGATGAAGAACAGTGCCACAAACCGAGTTAAGGCATTTAAAAAGATCGCTGACAAGTTTGATTGGTCAACCGGTCTGACCGGCACACCAGCGTCCAATGGCTACAAGGATCTGCATGGCCAGTTCCTTGTGGTGGACAAGGGTGAGCGATTGGGTACGTCTAAAACCGCTTTCCGCACTCGCTTTTACAAGAAAGTCGGGCCGTACAAAGAAGTGCCCTATGAGGACACCGAAGACACGATTAAAAAGCTCATCGGGGACATTACGCTTGAGATGAGCGCCGAGGATTACAACCCGCTACCTGATTTAATGATTAACAATGTTGAGATCGAGATGCCTGACGATCTGCGGGCCAAGTACGAAAAGATGGAAAAGGAGTTCTTTCTGACCCTTGACAGCGGCACAACCGTGGAAGCGTTTAACCAGGCATCGCTGACCAACAAGTGCCTCCAGTTCTCCAACGGGGCCATGTACCCGATTGCTGGGATGCCCTTGTGGGAGCCGGTGCATGACCTGAAACTTGAAGCGCTGGAAGAGATTATTGACGAAGCCCAAGGCTCACCCATCCTGTGCTCCTACGCTTACCGCTCGGACGCTGCACGAATCATGGAGAAGTTTAAGCACCTTGACCCGATCAACTTGACCGAGTGTAAATCCGAGTCATCGCTTAACAACGCCATGCACCGCTGGAAGACGGGTGACTGCGCCTTGATGATAGGCCACCCGGCATCGATGGGCCACGGGATTGACGGCCTACAGAATAACGGCCACATTCTTGTGTGGTACGGCCTCAACTGGTCACTGGATCTGTACGAGCAGTTCAACGCCCGTGTACGCCGCCAAGGTCAAGGTGTGCCGGTTATCTGCCACAGGATCATGTGCCAAGACACGCTGGATCAAGCGCAAGCCCTAGCCCTTGACGACAAGGCTACCACGCAGGCAGG